CGCACGAAGTTGCCCGCATCGTTGTAGCGGCCTTCCAGCATGCCGAAGGTCTCGCAGCAGAAAGCCTCCGCGATGACGCCGACCAAGCGCAGCTCCCATGCGTTGGCGGCAGTGCTGCATGCCTTCACGCGCACCTCGGCTACGTCGGCCAGCGACACGTCCTGCTCACGTAGGCCATGCTCGCGCATCAGATGCTGAGCCTGGCGCAACGCAACGGCGGCCTCATGCTCGTTGGCGCTGCGGCTTAGTGCCAGGCACTTCTTGATCTTCTTGAGGGCGTCTTCGCGGTTCATGCCTTTGCTCCCCCTTCTCGCTCCATGGCAATGCCCTCTTGCATGCCCCAAAGAAGGATGTGCCGGAGGCAGTCATAGGTCACAGGGGCAGTCGTATGCAGCACGTGGGGCGTTTGCACCAATGCGACGAAGTCAGTGTCGAGCGACTGCTCAATCACGGTGCGGATGCGCTGCTCCTGCTCGGGCGTGATCTGTCCCGTCTGGCGCTGTTGTGGGCGCACTAGCCAGGTCCAGATTCCGATAACCGATGTGGCCGTGAAGACCGCCTGCTGCAGCATGAAGAACCAGTGCTGGTTGCCGGCTCCGAACACGATCCAACCGATGTTGCTGATGAGCCAGGCCACGAAGGCCCAGCCGGCATAGCGGCTGCGCGTGGCAAGCAGCAGCGCGCCGACCATGCCCAGCAGTGCGGAGAGGATTTCAACGAACTGCATCGCCGCACTCCTTCCAGCCTTTTTCTCGGGTCCAGTGCGCGAGCACGCCGATCTGCTGATCAACGGCCGCGATACGGAACGAGACCACGCCGTCGTGGTGAATGCCGAGCCAGTGGGCGTTGTCCATCACCTCGCCGGTGACGTGGTCCTCGCAGCCTTCAAACGTGATGACGTCCTTCCAGGCTCCGGCCGTGTTGACCTGGAGCTTCATGGGCTTGCTCGCCTTGGGTTGCGAGCTGGGCTTTTTCTTGGGCATGGGGATGCTCCTTTAAATGTCTGTGGGGCCGACCTGGATGCGCTGATCCGGCTCGGCGGCGGGCGGCGTAGGCGAGGCTTCCACCAGGCCCATCTGCGCGGCCAATGGGCGGCACTGCGCGCACAGCAGCTCGTAGATGCCGACCTCGCGCGTGGTGCAGGCCACGCACACGATGCGAGGCGATGGGCTCATCTGGCGATGGCCTCCCAGCCAGCGGCGGGCGACGATTCGTCAGAGGCCAGCTCGCCCGTCATCCAGTCGTGCGCCATGAGCGCGCCCTCCAGGATGTTCTCGTTGAACTCCAGGCTGCACATGCCAAAGCGGGCGTGCACGTCGTCACGGGACAAGGCGTCTTCGAGCACCCTGATCTGCGCGTCGATGGCCTCTCGGTTGTCGTCGCCGAAGAACGAGTAACGGGGCACGCGGGGCTGCACGGCACGCAGGCGCGCGATCTCGGCGGCGATCTGCTCGAAAGTGGGTGCTGCCGTGCTCATACAGCCGCCACGTCGAGGTTGATGGCAACGTAGTCGCCGGTGGCTTCGTTGCGCTCGTAGAAGCGCACGTAAGGCTTGGTGCTCGCGGTCTGGATGCTGTCCGCGATGGCCTGCATGGCCTGCTGCCATTTCGCGTCGCGGATGTCCAGGCGGCGTAGGCCCAGCACGCGGCCCGTGTTGATCTTGCCTTCCTTGTCGGTCTGGAAGGCATGGTTCACCAGGGCCTTGATGTTGTCGTTGGCACCCTCGGCCCAGGCGTGCACGCACTCGTCGATCAAGGCCTTGGCGGCCATGAGCTGCTCGCCGAAGGTGAGCTTGTCCTGCATCTGGCGGACCACCTTGTAACGGCCGTCGAAACTCAGGAGCGTGCAGTTGCCCTTTTCGCCGCCCGACTTGACGCCGTACTGCTCCATGCTGGTGGCGACGAAGGCCGCCACCTCGGCCATGGCGTGGGCCTTGAACGACTGCAGGGCCGCGCGTATGTCTTGTGCCTGGTCGCACAGATCGGCCACCACTTGATGGCGCAGCTTGTCGATGTCCTTGACCTTGGATTCGGGGATCAGGTTGCCGTTGGCGTCTTCCCAGTAGCCTGGGGGAATGGTTTTGGGGTCCATGGTGGTGGTCTTTCGATCAGTGGAGGGGCTGCCCTTGGGCCTGGGCCTGGTTGGCGCCGATGGCGTTGGTCAGCAGGAGGGCGGCTTTGCCGAGTTGCACAAGGCAGCCCTCGGTGCAGCACGGATTGGCGAGGGCCGTCTGGATGTAGGCCGATATCAAGGCCGTGATCTGGACGCGGTGCGGGTTGTCAGCGATGTACTCAAGCACCAGGACCGACAACTCGTTCGCCTTCTTCGTCTCGGCCGCACGTTGGTCTTGCTCGGCGGTGCTCATGCCGCAGCTCCGCGATACGTGCGCTTGCCCATATGCAGGCTCGGGCACTGCAGGTGATCCATGGCGCCGGGGCGATAGGTGGCCGGGGCTGGCCGGTAGACCGAGGACATGACGCTCGGGCGGTAGGGCTCCAGAACCGCCTGGCCGCCGTCCTGCGTGGCCGTGGCCACGGGGGCGAGCGTCTCGCCCGGCAGCACCTGGCACCTGGCCGTGTAGGCGTACACGGTGCCTTCGCGCGGGTGTTGCTTCGCCTCCAGGAAGCCCGCCCGCTTGAGCGTGACCAGGTGTTCCTCGATCTCGTCCATCGAGAACACGCCGGCCCAGTCGCGGGCCGTGCGCAGCACGCTCCACCAGCCGCCCGCGCGGGCGATGGCGCGCCAGACGTTGGCGCAGGAATAGGTGATGCCTTTAGACATGAGAGTGGTCTCCTATGAGCTTGAGAACGCGCTCGCGGTGCATGCGCGTGAAGGTGAAGTAGTTCTCGACGGCCTCGGCCACGGCCACGCGGCGCGAGACCTGGAAGAAGCGCTCGATGCGGCGCGCGCGGCGCGTGATCCACGCCAGCGGCGGGCGGCGGTAGTCGGCCTCGGCATGCACCAGGCGCGCGGGGAGCTGGATGACGTTGCTCACGGCACGGCCCTCCGGTTGCCCAGGGGCTGGCCGATGTACGACCGCACCTGGCGCAGCTCCAGTGCATCCAGCTCGGCGCGCAACTGGGCCATGTGCTGCTGGTGCAGGGCAAGCTCGCGCCGCATGTGGGTGCGCACCTGGTCGATGCGATGCGCGAGCCAGAGCTGCTGCAGGCGTGCGATGGCGCGGGCGAGTGCTTTAAACGGCATGGCTTGCCTCCTGGGGCTGGATGGGGATGACCTTGTGGCGGTGCTGCACGGCGCGCGGCACCGGGGGCGCGCTGGCGGCCAGGTGCTGGCAGTCGCGGCAGGCCTGCCAGTGCTTCGCGCCGCGCGGCGTGGCCGGTGGCGGGCGGTGGGCATGGGCGCGGCACTGCTCGGCCGTGATCACCCGCTCCTCGCCGGCCTCGGCCGACAGGTGCGGGCACGGATAGCGGCCGTAGGTGTGGATCACGCGGTCTGCGATGCGTGTCGTGCTGGCCGTGCCGTTGCCATACGCCCCCTTGCCGTGCAGCACTTGGCTGAGTGCGCCGCTGCTGATGCCGAGCTGCTTGGCGATGGACGCCTGGGTGACCCCTTCGGCGTCCACGCGCTGCAGCAGCAGCCCGAACCAGGGCTCGCTCATGTACGCGGGCGATGCAGTCATTGCGCGGCGCCCTCCTGGAGGTACATCGCGGGAATCGCGGCGGCGTGGCCGAAGTCGCTCGGGTGCATCTGGTCCGCGCGCGAGGGGGGCGGCCAGCGTCCCAGGTCTTGCACCAGCACGTAGCGGATGCGCCCTGCCTCGCGCTTGCTCGCGGCGGCCACGGCGCCGGGGGCGTACTTGGCCCACGCCGCCAGCAGCGCGCCGATGCGCTTGGCCTGGGCGTCGTAGGCGTCATCCGCATCCACCAGCGTCTGCGCGGCCTCTGCCGCCGTGATGCGCTTGCGGATGCGCAGCAGGTTCCACAGCCGCGTGGGCAGCGCCTGCACGTCTGGCGCGGAGCCCGCGAGCGTCGCACGCACGGCCGCCTGGGCGGCCTGCAGGCCCTTGGGCGTGACGTACCAGCGGTTGAGCGCGCCGGTCTTGTAGTGGCGCTGTGCCTCAGCGCGCACGTAGCCATGCGTTCTGAACGTGGCAAGCGCGGCGGCGGCAACGCCGTGCGGGAAGTTCACGCGCCCATCGGTGGCCCAGGTGCTCAGCTCGGCGGCCGTGACCGGCCGCGCGCTGCTCTTGACGTTGTGCGCGAGCGCCACCAGCGCGGGAATGACATACCACTGCAGCCGCGCCATCACACACCCCTCGCGGCGAGATGGCCGTTGAAGTCCACGCAAAGCGACCGGCCCTTGACGTGGGCTACGTCCACCTCGCTCCAGCTATTGGCCTCGGCCCACACCTCGATGTTGGCGATGGCGTTGAGCACGTGGCGCATCCGGCCCTTGCTGTCGTGGTGGATCTTCTCCACCAGGGCAGGCGTCAGCGGCACTTCGGACTTGGCCTTGCACGCCGCCTGGACGTCCGTCAGGCTGAGCGGGTGCAGTTGCACGATGCGCGCCACGCGGCTCGCGATGTGCTCATAGCGTTGCACGATGGCCGGGAAGTTCTCCATGCCGACCAGGAACACCATCGTGCCCGTCACGTCCGTGATGTCGCGGATGGTCTCCAGCTTGACCGCCGACTTCATGTCGGCCAGGTAGTCGGCCTCATCGAAGATCAGCGTCTGCATCGTCTGCATCAGGTGCTCGGCGATGCGGTTCTCGACGTCTTTGGCGGTACCGCGCACGGACAGGCCCAGCGCGGTGGCGACGTCTTCGAGCATGGAGCGCGATGTCCAGACGCGCTTGGAGCGGATGAACACGTGGCCGTTCTCGCTGGCCCAGCGCTCGGTCAATTCCGACTTGCCGATGCCGTACTTGCCCTGGATGAGCACCAGGCCGGCCTCGCGCGCGCCACGGCGCTCCACGATCTTCTCGGCCTCCTTGAGCAGCCGGAAATTGGCGGTTTGCACGAATCCTTTTTTCACTTACATTCCCCTTTGCTTTGGGTCTCGATCTATCAACTCAGGCACGCTCTGTGACGGCTGCAACCGTCACAGGGCACTCTTAAAACCGGGCTGCTCGCCCGATGAATCCCCCCACTCCAGCCCCCGCGCCGCGTAGTAGCCGGCCAGGTGCGCGTAGTCGTCGGTCGCCACGTACTTGCGCAGCCATGCCTCGTCGCCCGCATCCCACTGGTCGCGGTGAGCCATGAGCCACTCGTAGCGGTCGGCGGACGTGTCGAAGAAAGGCCTGCCCGAAGCCGCTTGCGCGGCCTCGCCCCCGGGGGAAGAGAGAGGGAGGGAGGAGGAAGGAACCTCCAGGGTGGAGGGCACGACCACGAAGGGCGTGCTGGGCTCCGGCAGGGAAAGGGTGTCGGGCTGCAGCGTGGGCGACAGCTCGCGCAGGGCCAGGTCGATCTGCTGCTCGCGGCGCTTGATGGCGGCGCGGGCGCGCTTCTCCTTGGCCATCTCAATGACGGGCGTCGGGAAGAAGGCGCGGCGGCTGGCGTCGAAGCGTGCTTCGCACACGTACTCGCCGCCCAGCGTGTAGACCAGCACGGCGCTCGGATCGTGGATGTCGTAGCGCACGCTGACCTCGCGGCCATCCACGTCGCGGCGCATCAGCTCGGGGGCCGCGTAGGTCTGATTGAAGAAGGTGACCTGGCCGCGCTTGGCGGTGCGCAGGACGGCAGGCATGAACATCATGCGCAGCTCCAGCGCCGTGAGCAGCTCCTGCTTGTCCTTGCGGTATTCGGCCGCCCACAGCTCGCCGGGTGTCATGCGCTCGCCATCGGCGCGCTTGGGCAGCTTGCGGTGGCGGTGCTCGTGGTTGTATTCGTACACGGCTTTCTCGACCGCTGCGATGAATTGCTCCCAGGTCGGCACCTTGTTGCTCAACACCACCACTTCGCCGGTCTTCTCGGCGCGGCGCACGGCGCGCTGCTCCTTGGCAAGCTCTGCTGCCACCTTGCGGAAGGTGCCGCCGTCCACGTCCTTGCCCTGGTAGGTGGCGAAGTTGCGGGCGCAGTTGATGCCCACCGTCTGCCACAGGCGCTCAATGCCCCCGTGGCCCTGCGGCTTGCCTGCAATGCCCGTGCGGTGGTCGATGCCCAGCCGCGCGCAGAACCCGTCAATCGGGCAATCCATCTGCTTGGCGGTTTCGCCCGCGCCGTTGTCGCCGTAGAGGATGGCAGGCACGCCCCACAGGCCCACGCCGTGGCGCAGGGCATCGCCCACCGCACGCACGTTCTCGGACAGGTTGACCGACCAGCCGGTGACCATGCGTGTGCGGGCATCCACGCACACGGTCAGCTCGGGCGCGAAAGGCGCGCCGTGGTCGGGGTGGCGCACTTTGGCTTTAAACGTGTGGCCGTCAATCAGCCAGACGTCGTTGGGCAGCATGTCCGACGTGTCGCGCCACTGGAAGGGCAGCTTGGCGTCACGCTGCGCCCCGGCGGCATGGCGGGCCTTGATCAGGGCGATGTTCGCCTCGTGGTCCTTGCCCAGCTTGTCGAGCGCGCGGCGGGCGCGGGCGTAGAGTGCCTTCCACGTGTCGATGTCGCGGCCGAGCTGGCGCGTCACTTCCTTGGCCGCGCCCGAGAGCTTGCGAAAGCGCGCGTCGCGGCTGTGGTACAGGCCGAGCACGGCGGCCACGTCCTGCTCCACGTCGTGCAGGGAAGACTGCGGCGCTGGCGCGGGCAGCAGGCCCCACCAGCCGCCCTCGCGGTAGATGGAGAGATAGCGCTCCAGCGTGCGGGCGCTGACCTGGTCGGCGCGGGCGCGCTGGTTGGCCTTGCGGGCGGTGGCCTGCAGCTCGGCGCTGGCCTGGCCGCTGGCGAGCTGCAGGGCCACCGTGGCGCATGCGCGCTTGACGCCGTGCAAGGGCTCCAGGTCGAGCACCATGTTGACCAGCACCATGCGTGCGTCGGCCGTGCCCTTGTCCGCCAGGCTGGGCGGGCGGCGCTGCGGCTCTGGCGTGGGCACGAGCGGCATGGGCAGCGGCTTCTCGGGCGGGGCGAAGGCCACCACGGGAGCGGGATCGATCTGCGCCAGGGCCGTGCTGGTGGCCTGGGCGACGGTGCGCGCGGCGATGGCTGCGCGGGTTTCAGCAGGCAGGGCCGAGGTGTCGTATTCCAGACCGCCCCCCACCTTTGCGCGGGGGCGGGAGGCCGTTTCAAGGTGCTCCAGTTTCTCGCGTGTGCGGCGCTCGCTCCCAGGCATCCCAGGCAAGCCCGCCAGTTCACGTGCGGTGAGCCATGTCATACGCGGGTCTCCTGCTGTTGCTTGCGGATGCGACCGGAGCGCGTGACGGAAATCTTCACCGTGAGGGCTCTGGCTTTGGTGCGCGGAGTCACATATCGAGAGGGCCAAATTTGCTCGGCAGGCATGCCCAGGGCTTTGGCGATGATTTGCTCAGCTGCCCACCAGTGAGTGGACAGCACGCGCTGAAAGTGTGAATAGCCGTGCTCCTTGGCAAGCTGACGAAGGCTTACACCTTTCTTTTCGAGTGCAGCCTTCACATCGGCGGGATGCCAATCGGTGCGCGGCATACATTTTTGTGTGTCCATGGTCATGATTCTGAACACAAATAAATGTTTGTGCAACTACTTTTTCAACATGAACGTGTGCGCCCTGATTCCTGTTGGGTGTTGCTGCGGTGGAGATTTGGTGCTAGTGGTCCCTTGGATTTCTGAGTTGCATGCTTTAATGTGTTCATGGACACACAAAAGTGTTTGAACCCAGAGAGGCGGTTGACACATGGACAGACCTAGCAATGAACTTCGGGACAGCTATGCAGCGTCCCTTGGAGAGCGAATTCGGTCGTGCCGAAGTGGCATGACCAGGGAAGAGTTCGCTCGCAAGCTCGATCTCCACGTCAACACCATCGGGAAATTCGAGAGAGGGCTCACTGTCCCTGACGCTTTTGCGCTGCTGCGCATGGCTGAGGCCGGGCGCTGTCCGGCCGAATGGCTGCTTACGGGAGAGGTGCGATCCACGAAGGTGGAGCGCAGCGTGCATGCCGTGGAATCGGGAGAGTACGTGTACGTGCCCCACTTTGACGTCTCCGTCTCAGCAGGCAACGGAGTCTTCTGCGATGTGGAGCAGGTGATCGCGATGCGGCCCTTTGAGGCCGCATTCATCCGCGTCGTACTGGGTATTGCACACAACGAACTCGTGTTGGTGTCCGTTGTGGGTAACTCAATGGAGCCGTTACTTCGCTCGCGTGACACCACGATGCTCGATCTGCGCGACAACGACGTGCACACCGAAGGCATCCATGCGATCCGTCTGGATGGGGCGCTGATGCTGAAGAAGCTACAACGGCTACCCGGCAAGGTGTTGCGGGTTAGCAGTGCAAATTCGGAGTACGCACCTTTCGAGATAGATGGGTCAGACGATGAGTCGCAGCGTGACTTCGCCGTGTTGGGTCGTGTGCGCTGGGGTGGCGTGACGTTTAACTAGGAGGGCGGCAATGAGAAAGACGATGACGGTCGCTGTGCTGGCTATCACTCTTGGTCTGGGCTCCGCAATGGCCGCAGGCCCGGGCGCGACGATCAAGAACGAAGCGGCATTGCGCATATGCCAGAAGGCATTGAAGGGATATGCCCGAGACCCCGAAACAGCTGTGATTCCCGACGTGGGTGCAATGCGTGGAGGCGCGGACTGGCGCTACCTGTGGAACCAGAACTCTCGCATGGTGAGGATGCGCAATGGCCTGGGGAATGAGGTGGCGATGATTGCGCTCTGTGTCGTTGACGAAGATAGCGGCAGGATCAAGCTGCTGACGCTCGACGGCAAGCAACTCATCTCGCCACGATCTGCATCTTGATCACCGCGACTGCACTCTGCCTGGTCGTGGCCATCGCTGACGGCGACACACTGACCGCACGCTGCGGAGATCCCGGCCAGTACCAGCAAGTCAAGGTGCGCCTGGCAGAGATCGACGCCCCTGAGCGCAAGCAGCCGTTTGGCAACGTGTCGCGCCAGCACCTGGCGAAGCTGTGCTTTAAAACCTGGGCTCGCCTCACCCCGCTTAAAACCGATCGCTACCGCCGTACCGTGGCGCGCGTCGAGTGCGAGGGCACTGATGCCAGTGCCCACCAGGTGCGTGCAGGCCTGGCATGGGCATACACCGAGTACCTCACGGACCCTCAGATCAAGCGCCTGGAGGAGTCGGCACGCGCGGCGGGCGTGGGGCTCTGGCAAGACGCGGCCCCCATCGCGCCATGGGTCTGGCGCAAGCGCGCACGTGTTGACCGTGCGAGCCGGGCCGTGCTACCGTAGAAGGCACTCCAAGCGAGTTCGGGCCGGCATATGTCGGCCTTAGTTTTTTATGCCTCCGCGATGACAGTCGCGGCATGGCAATCACACCATCCTTTTTCCTGTTCGCGCTGATCGCCCTGGTGGTGGTCGCGACGATCTATCGCCAGCGCCAAGCACGCGCAGCGCAAGGCAAGGGCCGAATGTTCGGCGGCGTCAGCCCGCGCATGCTGGTCGCCGGCCTGTCCTTGTCCGCTGCCGGTCTGGTCGGCCTCGTGGTCAGCGAAAACTACACGGGCACCGCCGTCATCCCCACTCAGGGCGACCGGCCCACCGTGGGCTTCGGCAGCACCTATCACGAAGACGGCACGCCCGTGAAGATGGGCGACACCACCACGCCCGTGCGGGGGCTCATCAAGGCCCATGCGCACATCAGCCGCGAGGAGGCGGCATTCCGTGCATCGCTGCCCGGCGTGAAGCTGCACCAGGGTGAATACGACCTCTACATGGATTGGGTCTACCAGTACGGCACGGCCGCCTGGCAGAAGTCCAGCATGCGGCGCGAGCTGCTGACAGGCAACTACGTGGCGGCCTGCAATGCGCTGCTGCGATACCGCTTTGCAGGGGGCTACGACTGCAGCACGCCCGGCAACAAGCGCTGCGCGGGCGTATGGACGCGCCAGCAGGAGCGCCACGCCAAGTGCATGGGGCTGCAGCAATGAGCCTTGCCGCCCGCGCTCTGCTCGCCCTCGGCACCTCCCTGGCCTTGGTCGGCGGCGGCTACTGGTGGGGCCACACCGCCACCGACAACGCGTGGCTTGCCAAGCACGCCAAGGAACTGCAGGCCGAGCGCGAGGCCACGGCCCGGGAAACCCAACGCGCCGACCAGGCCGCAGCCCACTACCTCACCGAACACCTCGACCAGGAAGACCGCTATGCCGCCCTTGCTCTCCAGTATCACGACCTTGGTCGCCGCGTACCTCTTGTGGTGCCTCGCCCTGTGGCTGCTGCTGCCCCCTGTCATGGGAGTGACCAGGACGCCACGCCGGCAGCAGGCAGCCGCGACGCGCCTGGCCCTGATGTCGATCGCGGCCCTGCTCTCACTCTTGCTGCTGTCCGGATGTGGAACGGCGCCCTCACGGGCATCGACGCGCCAGCCAGTGCCTGCGGCCTTGCTGGTGCCCCCGAAGGAGCCGACGCCGCTTGTGCCGAGGACTCCGGCCTCACGCTCCAAGACGCCTGGGACAACCACACCGCCAACGCCAAGAGCTGCGCAGCAGACCGGCAGCGCTACCGCGCATTGATCGAGTTTTTAAACAACCGCGACAACCCATGAGCGAACAGAACAACGACCGCCGCCAGGAACTGCTGCTGCTCGGGCAGATTCACGGCCTCGTGCAATCCCTGCGGGACGGCCAGGAACAACAGAACACGCGCATGGACCGCATGGAAAAGCGCATGGAGGAGCACTACAACGGGCTCGATGCGCGGCTGCGCGAGGTTGAAAAGAAGGCGGCTGTGGCAGGCGCCGTTTCGGGCGGCGCGGTGGCAGTGGGCACGGCGCTGGTCGTGGAAGGCATCAAGCAGTTCCTGCGCGGCGGCTCCGGCCTGGGCAACTGATGGCACACCCTGGCGAAAAGCGCACCCAACTGCGCGGCTTCTACATCTTCCAGCGCCTGCCCATGGATGCAGCCTGCGCGAAAGCGGGGGTGCCGCGTGGCACGGCCAACCGCTGGAAAAAAGAGGCCGCAGAGAAGGGCGACGACTGGGACACCGTCCGCACGGCCATGGCCCTGGGCGATGACAACTTCGCCAGCCTGTCCAAGAAGCTGCTGGAAGACTACCTGGTGCAACACCAGGCCACCATGGACCTGTTGCGCGAAGACCAGAAGATGGGTCCGCGCGAGCGCGCCGAAACGCTCGCCAGCATGAGCGACAGCTTCAACAAGACCATGGCGAGCTTCAAGCGCCTGGCGCCCGACCTGGACCGCCAGGCCGTGCAGATCGATGTACTGCAGCGGTTCGTGACGTTCGCCAAGGCGAAGTATCCGCAACACCTGGCCGCCCTGGCCGACATGCTGGAGCCGTTCGGCGAAGAGCTGGCGAAGGTGCGGTGATGGACCGCAACATGGTTTTCATCGTTGCCCTGTGGCTCCTGTTTGAAGGCCACTACTTCAAAGCGCTGCTGCTATTGGCGGCGGCCCTCTAGCCATGGCAAAGAACACCAAGGAATTCCTCGCCGGCCTGACGGCCTTGGCTGACGATCTGCGCCGCCAGATCGACGCCGACATGGACGGCTGGGACGTGAGCCCCGAGGCCATCGCCGAGCGCCGCCGCAAGGTCTGCGACCCGGTGCATGGCTTCGAGTACTGGGACCGCAACTACTTTCCCCACTACGGCAAGGCCGAGCCCAGTGCGCTGCACGTGTACCTGTACAAGCGCCTGCCCGAGATCATCAACAGCGGCACCGGCCAGCGTGATGCCACGGCTGCACCTCGCGGTGAGGCCAAGTCCACGAAGGTCAGCATGTCCTTCGTGTCCTGGTGCGTGGTCACCGGGCTGCTCTGGTACATCGTCATCATCATGGATGCCTTCGAGCAAGCCGCCGAGATGCTGGAGGCCATCAAGGCCGAACTGGAAGCCAACCCGCGCATCGCCAGCGACTTCCCCGAGGCGGCGGGCCAGGGCAAGGTGTGGCGCGCGGGCGTGATCGTCACGGCCAACGGCCGCAAGATCGAGGCGTTCGGGTCGGCCAAGAAGATTCGCGGCCGCCGCCACGGCGCCTACCGCCCGCAGTTGGCGATCATGGACGACATCGAGAACGACGAGAATGTGAACACGCCCGCGCAGCGCGACAAGCTGCAGGCGTTCGTCACCAAGTCCGTCCTGTCGCTCGGCCCGCCCGACGACTCCATGCACGCCATCCTGATCGGCACGGTGCTGCACTACGACAGCGTGCTCGCGCGCTTCCTCAAGAACCCGCTGTGGAATCGCAAGGTCTTTAAAGCCATCCTCCACTGGCCCGAGCGCATGGACCTGTGGGAGCAGTTCGAGGGGCTACTGCTGGGCGGCGAGACGCCACAGCAAGGCGAGGCTGCCGCCATGGCGCTCTACCGCGAGAACCAGGCCGAGATGGATCAGGGCGCGCGGGTGAGCTGGCCGGCTGTGCGTCCGCTGGTCAAGCTCATGATCCGCCGCGCGCGTGAAGGCCACGCCGCGTTCGACTCAGAGCAGCAGAACGACCCCGTGGCGGGCGACGACGCGCCCTTCGCCCACTCCATCCGCTTCTGGGTCAACCGCCTGGCCGAGTGGATTTTCTACGGCGCTTGCGACCCCAGCCTGGGCAAGGCGGGCAACAGCCGCGACCCCAGCGCCATCGGCGTGGGCGGCTACAACCGCGAGACGGGCGTGATGGATGTGGTGGAGGCGGCCATCAAGAAGCGCGTGCCCGACCGCATCATCAGCGACGTGATCGAGATGCAGCGCGAGTACTGCTGCATCGTCTGGGGCTTCGAGTCGGTGCAGTTCCAGGAATTCCTGCGCACCGAGCTGGTCAAGCGCAGCGCCCAGCTCGGGGTACCTGTGCCCGCGCGCGCCCTGATCCCCATCAGCGACAAGCTGCTGCGCATCGAGAGCCTGCAGCCGCACATGCACAACGGCCTGCTCCGGCTGCACAGCAGCCAGACCACGCTTGTCGACCAGTTCCGCCACTTCCCCAAGGCCGACCATGACGACGGGCCGGACATGGTGCAAATGCTCTGGATGCTGTGCGTGACAGGCGGCATCGCCGCCATGGCCCAGGGCGGCAACAGCACCCAGCAACCAAAGACCGCGCGAGAGCGCTACGCGCGGCAGGCCGCGCGCATGTTCCGGAGACCGAGATGAACGAAGCACAACAGCAACTTCTTTTGATCCGTGGCGCCATCTATGCGCTGCCCGAAGCCGAACGCCAGGGCGTGGAGCTGGCCGCCGCCAAGCTGCGCGAGGTGGTCGCGCTGCACAACGACCACGGCGTCATGGCCCTGGCCCTGCTGGGCGCCGAGCTGGCGGCGAAGGACTGACATGGGAATCTTTAAACGCATGCTGGAGGCGGTGGGCTACGCTCCGGCCACCGATGCCGCGTCCAAGCCCGTGCGCGAGGCGGCCATGGCCCAGGGCGACCGCGCCGACGATGCCGGCTGGCGCCGCATCTCCGGCGACGGCCTGGCGAGCATGAACGACCGCGACCTGGAGCCCATGGCCCAGGAGCGCATGCAGAAGCTCGCCGAGTACCTGTGGCAGAGCAACCTGCTCGCCAACCGCCTGGTCGAGCTGCCGTTGGCCTACCTGCTGGCCGAGGGTGTCACGCTGCAGTGCGTGAATGACGAGCACCAGGCGCTGCTCAACGCTTTCTGGAGCGACCCCATCAACAACTGGCCCATGAAACTGGAGCAGCGCGTGCGCGCCTTGGGCCTGCTGGGGGAGCAGTGCTACATCGCCAACGTGCGCGAGGGCGATGGCTTCGTGCGCCTGGGCTACCTGGACCCGCGCCAGATCGCCACGGTGGTCAACGACCCCGACAACCCCGAGCAGCCCATCGGCGTGGTCACCAAGCGCGACAACCGGGGGCGCCAGCACAAGTACCGCGTGATCGTGCTGGGCGAGGATGCCGAGCTGTTCAGCGAGCGCACCCAGCGCATCCGCGCCGAGGACTTCGGCGACGGCGACGTGCTGCTGTTCCAGCTCAACAAGTTTCCCAACGGCAGCCGTGGGAGAAGCGACCTTCTGGGGCAGATGGACTGGCTGGATGCCTACGACAACTTCCTGTTCTCCGAGCTGGACCGCATTGACTACCTGCGGCGCTTTGTCTGGGACATCACGATGACCGGTGCCGACCCTGACGCCGTCAAGAAGTATGAGAAGGAATTCGTGCCGCCGGGCGCCAACAGTGTGTTCGTGCACAACGACCAGGTCAAGCTGGAACCCAAGACGCCCGGGCTGCAGGCGGCCGACACCAGCCAGAGCGCCCGGCTGCTGCGCAACCATGTCCTGGGCGGCGCCACGGTGCCCGAGCATTGGTTCGGCGGCGGCGGCGACGTGAACCGGGCCGCCGCTTCGGAGATGGGCGAGCCCACCTTCAAGATGTACAGCATGCGCCAGGGGTTCCTCAAGCGCATGCTGGAGGAAATCGGCCGCTACGTGCTGTGGTGCAGCGCCCAGACCCGTGGCGTCAAGCCCGACTGGGCCAAGGACGAATGGCAGGTCACGGCGGTGTTCCCCGAGCTGCTCAACCGCGACATCACCAAGTTCGCGTCGGCCATGCAGGCAGTCACGGCAGCGGTAATCCAGATGACCGAGGCCGGGCTGCTCACCGAAGAGACTGCCCTCAAGATCATCGCGGACGTGGCCCAGCGCTTCGGCCAGGACTTCGACGCCAAGACCGAGCTGGCCGCCGCGCGCGCAGAAGCGGCCGAGCGCAAGGCCAGGCGCCAGGCCGAGGACAGCTTCAACCTGCCCGCCGACCTGCGCGACGCACTCGCGGCCGGGAACGCCGCGCCGCCTGCGCCCGCACCGGCGCCTGCAACGTGACGCCCGAGCAGAAGCGCTTCGAGGCGGTTTTAAAGGAACGCCTGGCCGAGCGCGCCCGGCTGCTGCTCGGCGCCAATCAGGGCGTGGTGGCCCTGCTGCGCGAGGCGTGGGTGCAGATCTCGCAGCAGCTCGCCGCCCAGCCCGCCGACTGGCAACAGTGGCAGCTCACGCGGCTGCGTGACCAGCTCGACACCGTCCTGACCGCCACGGGCCACCAGGCGGGCGCCTCCGTCAGCCAGGCGCTGCGCCAGGGATGGACCCAGGGCGAGGACGTGGTGGACAAGCCACTGGCCGCTATCGGCCACAACGTGGAACTGCGCCTGGGCCTGCTCGACGCGCGCATCCTGGCGGCGATGCAGACCTTCGGCGTGGACCGAATGCGCGCAGTCACAGCCGAGGCGGCGGCCAAGATCGGGCAGCAGCTCGGCCTGGTCACCATCGGCGGCGTGACGCCGTTCCAGGCCATCAAGACCGTGCAGGCCATCCTGGCCGCCGACTCCACCAAGCGGGCCACCAGCATCGTGAACACCGAGGTCAGCCGGGCTTTCGCGGTGGCAGGCAAGGAGCGCCTGGTGCAGGCCGCGCCCCTGGTGCCGGGCCTGGGCAAGCAGTGGCGGCGCAGCGGCAAGATACACAGCCGCTGGAACCATGACCTGATGGATGGCGAGGTGGTCGAAGCCGGCAAGGCGTTCAAGGTGCCCAACCCTGGCGGGGGCTTCGACATGATGCAGTGCCCCCACGATCCCAAGGCCCCGCCAGAGCAGGTGATCCACTGCGGGTGCATCGCGCTGCCGTGGCTCAAGACCTGGCAGGTCATGACGCCGGGGGCCAAGCCGTTCACGAAGCGCGAACTGCAGCTCGATGGGCGCAAGGCCGCCCTGGACCATGCAGCGAAGAGGGCGGGGAGGCGAAAGGAATGAGGGGGCGCTAGGAGCGTTTAAACCGCTTCGATGCGGCAACCCCCTGGGATCACCTGCTTAGGGGCCTTGTCGGCTGATTTAAAGGGGGTTTAAAGCGGGTTGTGTCGTGATGTAATGCCCCACCCCAACAAACTGGAGCGGAGGCACGGTGATGGAGCAGGTGAAGGTGTCCTTGTACAAGGTTGCGTCATGCGGCTATTACCCGAGAGGGGATCATAGGAATCCACGGTTCGGGGCGGAGAGTGACATTCTTCGAGATCTCAAGCGTTGGGGTAACGGCAAGCAACTAGCGCACACTAAAACGTTTGATCCGCAGGATGGCGGCAATCACCTTCCGGTCTACCTCGTAGACGCAACCCGACGTGGTACAGATTGGCTACTAACTTTGTGGAACGAGTCCCACAATACGGATGGGACTGTTACCTCTATAAATGGCCAGGCAGCAGTCGGCAATGCGGATGTGTCAGAAACTGAAGTTGAAGAAGGACACATTCCAGGTCATGCGACGTATTTCTGGTTTTTGCCCGAGAACGGACTGATGGCTAGTGTTCGGTTTCAGCATCCGACAACCGGTGTGTCTGGGATGAATAAATACATGCGGTGTTTTGTTCAGCGCTTCACTTCTTACGTGGTGTTCAGCGAACCCGACGCAGACGGTCAGCGCACCATCGTTGGCTATCGACCAGACCGGAATTCCGATCCGGTTCATCTGAGCGCGCGATTTAAGACGGAGGTTTTTGTCAAGCCAGGACCACTTAACCAAATCCTCGCAAATGCTTCGAGTATCCGAAGGTTGGAAAGGAAGACGAGGCTTGATCTTGCCATACGCCCAGAGAGAAGTTTTTTTCAAAAACTACTGGAAGGTGTTCACCTCGCCGAGCATAAAACTGCTCAGCAAGAGGCAACTATCAAGTATCAGGTTGAGGTAGATGGTCTGGAGAAGGACGAAGTCAAAGAGATCATTTCACAATGGCGAGAGGAAGATCGGGACGATTCAGACTATGGGTTTGTTTTTCATGGTGACACCCATACGCACTGGCTGGGAAAGGAGTTTGTACGTGAGACCTTGGAGCTTGACGTCGAAAGAAACAATGCGGAACTGGTGCGCCCAGAAAGCTTGCTGCACGAATTGGCTCGCCACCGAGCCTACCTCCTCGGTCTGATGAACTGAAGGGATGATCGTGTTGCGGGTCTTGGCTTGGGTTTTTGCTCTTGTGGCGGTATGCGCCGGGGGATGGCTCGGCCGGAATGTCCCGTTTGCGGAGCAGTGGCCGATGTTTGAGGGGCTGCGCACTACTGCTGCCATTATTTTTGGCGTAATCGGCGCGTGGCTAGCGATCATCTATCCCGAACGCTTGAAGCTCTCCTTCAAACCTCGTAAGGATGGCGCTCCATCTGAAACGGGGATCGGCCAACTTTTTAGCCCTGTCGTGAACTCGACTCTTATCTTAGGCGCCATCCTGTTGATTGGTTTGATCGCACCCATTGCAAAAAAATATCCTCTGCCATTGAGTGTTGAATGGTGCCGTGGCATCTCCTATGGGGTGCTTGTAGCCTTGACGCTTTTTCAGTTGTGGACGGTGCTTCTAACATTGGTTCCTGCGAACACTATTAAGACTTTTGTGGATCAGGAAGACGAGGGGAAGCGGGCCCTAGAAGGGTTGTTCTCGCTTAGCCAAAATTCAAAGCAGTGACCTTTATTGACGAAGTAGTGCTATTTCAATTGATCTTGCGCCTCTGGTAACCTAAAAAGCGCCTTCCCTACTTTTCAGGCCGACATATGTCGGCCTTAGTTTTTTGTGCCCCCACCGGCACAGTCCCTCCATCGCAATCGCCGCCCCGTGCGGCCCACCGATGGAGTGACAGATGTCCGAGGACAAGAACCAAAACCCGCCCCAGGGCGACAGCAAGGCCAGGCAGCTCACCGCTGCCGAAGCCGCCAAGCGCGTCAAGCGCACCGTGACCGAGCTGGTGGACGGCAAGGACGGCGCCAAGGTGGCGCGCGCCAAGGAAGTGCCCGTGCAGGCCGCCGAGGTGCTGTCCTGCCGCGACTACGGCACGCACGTCGTCGTGGTGACCCGCGACGGCCAGAAGCTCTCCAGCCAGGACGAGTAAGCGGCCATGCCGATGAAGCTCCTCCCCGCTGGCACCGGCTACGCACGCCTCACCGAGGCTGTTACCACCGAGTACGGCCAGCTCATCGACCTAGTGCGCCAGGCCGTACGCGACAAGCTGCGCCTGTCGGCCAATGGCGACTACTACGTGGACGTGCGTGGCATCTGGCCCGACCGCGTGGTGGTGGCGTTCAAGGGGCGCCTGTACAGCTACGCCTACACCGTCGCGGCGGACAACACCGTGGCGCTGGGTGATGCGGCCGAGGTGGTGGCGGACTATGCGCCCGTGGGCACCGTACCCGCGCCGGCCGCTGCGGTGCGCGAGAGTGCCGCTCTCGATGCGGCGGCGGTGTTCCGCGAAGCGGCCGATGGCTCCATCGAGGTCACCATCGTCAAGGCCGGCCGCAGCGGCAACCGCAACTACTACCCCGATGCCACGCTGCGCGAGGCTGCGCCCCAGTTCGAGGGCGTGCGCGTGTTCGCCAAGAGCGATGCCGACCACCTGGCCGGCAAGGGCAAGGACGTGCGCAGCCTGATCGGCGGCATCTACGGCGTGCGCTTTGTCGAGGGCAAGACGCCCGACACCGGCGCGCTCGTGGGCACCTTCCGGGCCATCGACCCCACCGACGCGGCCGTCACCAAGATGGTCGAGGCCGTCAAGCGCGGCATGCAGAGCCTGCTGGGCCTGTCCATCGACGCCTTCGCGCGTACCAAGCCCCGCCAGGTGGGCAAGGAACGCCTCACCGAGGCGGTGAAGTTCACCAAGGTGGTCTCTGTCGATCTGATCGTCGAGCCGGGCGCTGGCGGCGGCCTGGATCGTCTGACCGAAGCCGCCGCCGATCCCTCTACCAACCCCAAGGAAGAAGCAATGCCTCTCTGGAAGCAACGCATGCTGGAGGCCGTCAAGGCCAAAGACCCGGCGAAGCACGCCGCGATCAACGTGGACACGATCACCGACGATGAGGTGGTCGCCCTGCACGAGGCCGTGTGCGGCCCGTTGGTGCCTGAGCCTGGCACCCAGCGCGTGGCCGAGGCCCAGGGCCAGAACCAGGGTGATAGCGCCCCGCTGACCCGCGCCGATCTGCAAGTCTTCGAACTGCGCGGCGCCGCCCGCGAGCGCATCAACGCGGCCAAGCTGCCCCAGGCGTCCAAAGAGCGCCTGGTGGCCCAGATCGCCACGGCCGGCGCAGACCGGCTCACCGAGGCCGCCGTGGGCGAGCTGATCACGGCCGAGGGCGGCTATGTCGCCCGTCTGACCGAAAGCGGCCCCGTGCGCGTGCCCATGTTCGGCAATGGCGCGATCACAGTGGGCGACCGCAGCCTGACCATGCGCGACATGCTGGATGCCTTCTGGGACCCCACCCACAAGGACCACGGCCGCGTGCAGTCCTTCAAGGAGTGCTATTTCGAGATGACGGGCGACCGCCTGGTCACCGGCCGCCTGCGCGAGTGCGACCAGTCGCGCCTGGTCGAATCGCTGGGCAGTGCCTCGCTGGGCGAGGTGCTGGGCGACAGCGTGGCACGCCGCATGCTGGCCGAGTACCGCGCTGCGGTGGACTTCGACGGCTGGCGCCAGATCGTCAACGTGGTGCCGCTCTCGGACTTCCGCATGCAGCACCGCACCCGCTGGGGCGGCTACGGCGATCTGCCCACCGTGGCCGAGGGCGCCGACTACCAGGCACTGACCAGCCCGAGCGACGAAGAGGCCACCTACAAGGCGGTCAAGAAGGGCGGTACCGAGGACGTGACGCTGGAGATGATCAAGAACGACGACGTGGGCGCGATCCGCCGTATTCCCACGAAGCTCTCGCGCGCCGCCAAGCGCACGCTCGCCAAGTTCGTGTTCGACTTCCTGCGCACCAATCCGGTGATCTACGACGCCAAGGCGCTGTTCCACGTCGATCACGGCAACCTGTTCACGGCCGCGCTGGACAAGGCGCAGCTCGCGGCGCACCGGCTGGCGATGCTCAAGCAGACCGAGCTGTCGAGCAACGACCGCATCGGCATTACGCCCTCGCGCCTGGTCGTGCCGGTGGAGCTGCAGGAGGCCGCAGTCGATCTGTTCAAGCTGTCCACCAACAACGAGAAGACGTTCATCCAGTCGCTCACGATGAACATCATCCCGGTCTGGTACTGGGCGGATGCCAACGACTGGTGCACCGCCGCCGATCCGGCTGACATCCCCGGCATCGAGATCGGTTTCATGGACGGCCAGCAGGAGCCCGACCTGTTCGTGCAGGACTCGCCCACGGTGGGCTCCATGTTCGCGGCCGACAAGCTGACCTACAAGCTGCGCCACATCTACGGCGGCGCGGTGACCGACTACCGCGCCTTCACCAAGGCCGTGGTGGCCTGACCGGACTCACCCCGAGGAGAAGCGGGCGCCACACGGCGCCAGGGGGTGGCCCCCCCTTCATGAATGCAGCCCGGCCCGCCCCGCGAGGGGTGGGTTCGTAAAGGCTCCACACCTGGAGCCTTCACCAACCCAGCCGACCACCCGACCACCGACTTTTAAACATGGCACTCGCCGACTACCAGCAGCTCGTGAAGGACATGGTGTCCGACCAGGACAAGGCCGTCACGCCCGACACCCGCGACCGCGCCATCGAGCAGGCGCGCGTGCGCTACAGCACCGATCTGCCGCGCGAGCTGCATGACGATGTGACCTGGCCGTCGCTGGGCGTGTTCGGCCCCGTGCCCGAAGGCTGGAGCGATGCGGCGCGGGTGCTGCATGTCCTGTACCCCATCGAGACGCGCACGCCGGTTTACGTGGATGCCTACCGGATGCCCGCTGGCGGCTGGGGCCTGGAGTGCATCAACGCGTTGCCTGCCGGCGCTGTCGTGCGTGTAGCCTTCGCCGTGCCCCATCTGCTCGACGTGGACGCGGACACAATCCCGGCAGAGCACCGCCTGGCCGTCGCCCAGTACGCGGCGCACCTGCTGTGCCAGCAGCTCGCGGCGCGCTACAGCGGCGAGCGCGAGGCGGCTACGGGCGGCGACGTGGCTCGCACCGAAAGCCGCGCCCGCAACTTCGCGGCGCGCGCCAAGGAATACCGCTCGGCCTACTACCAGGGCACCAGCCAGGCCGATCCGTTCGCCCCAGCAGGCTCGCCCGCAGGCGGCCAGGCCGCTGCCGCCGCCGTGGTGTCCTGGCCGGGCCGGCGCCGCCACCAGCTCACGCGAGGTGTGCTGTGAGCAGCCTGCACCTGTCCATCCCCAGCCTGGCCGCGCTGCTGCGCGGCTTCGAGCAGGCGCCCGAGGCCACGCGCCGCGAGCTGCTCGGCACCATGACCGAGGCCACGCTGCTGGTCGAGCGCGAGGCCAAGGAGCAAACGCCCAAGGCCACGGGCAAGACAGCCGCCAGCATCACGAGCGACGCATTCTCAACGCCCGTGGGCGTGATCGGCACCGTGGGCAGCTCGCAGCCCTCGCTCATGTTCGTGGAGCTGGGCACCAAGCCGCACATGCCGCCCGTCGAGGCCCTGGTGCCCTGGGTGCGCGCGGTGCTGGGCGTGGAACCCAAGCGCGAGCGCAGCGTGGCCTTCCTGGTGGCCCGCAAGATCGCCCGCAAGGGCACCGCGCCGCAGCGCCCCCTGGAGCAGGCCATCGCCGCCACCGAGGGCCAGGTGCTGCGCATGTTCGAGAGCGCGGCCGGCCGCGTGGCCGAGCGCCTGGCCGGAGGTGCCGCATGAGCACCTTGGCCCAGCACCGCGCCGCCATCGTTGCGGCCCTGGCCTCGGTGCCCGAGATCGGCATCGTCCACGACCGCGAGCGCCACGCCGACAGCAACGGCGAGTTCGCCGACCTCTACGTCTACACGCCGCCGCCTGGCAGCACGCCTGCAGACCCGCACATCCGCGGCTGGTGGCTGCGCCGCAGCAGCACGGCCGAGCACAGCCCGAACCTTCGCCGCACCGTGAACGTGCACACCTGGACGGTGCGCGGCTACCTGGCCTTTCGCGACGCGGACGCGACCGAGCTGGTGCTCGACGGCCTGGTTGAGCAGTTCCGCGCCGTGGTGCGTGCCGATCCCACCCTGGGCGGCGTGTGCCAGCCCGGCCCGCTGGCCGGCCGCGACGACAGCACCGATGGCGTGCAGGTCGTGGATGCGGGGCCGGTTTTTTTCTCGGGAGTGCTGTGCCACTCCGTTGTCCTGCAACTCAGAACCTGGAGCTACTCGTGACCAAGTCCACCAAGCTGAAGAAGGTGCCCGATGCCACCACCCGTGACGACGCGCAAGCGCCGCAAGCCCAAGAAGGCCAGCAAGCCGCGCAGCCGGCCGCAGCCGCAGCAACTGTCGCTGGCGCTGGAGCTGATGCCCCCGTGGCTGATGCCCCGGCGACCGCCTCGCCGGCGGCCCAGGCGCCGGCGCGCGACGAGCACACCGGCCGGGGCGGCCTCTACCGCCGCAAAGCCGATGGCACCCGCTCGCTGATCGAGCGCACCCGGCGCGCAGCCGACTGAGCGGCCCCCATCAACAAACACGCACAGGAATTAAACGGCCATGTCCGATCCGATCTTCATCAACCAGACCATCATCCTCGCCAAGGTCGAAACCACGAAGGGCACCGACGCCCTGCCCACGGGCGCGGCCAACGCCATCCTCGTGAGCGATGTGACCTTCACGCCGCTGGAAGGCGACGAGATCGAGCGCAACAACATCCGCCCGTACTTCGGCGACGGCGGCAGCACCATGGTCACCCAGTACGCCAAGCTGTCGTTCTCGGTGGAAGCGGCGGGCGTGGCGGTGCCCGGCGAGCTGCCCGGCTATGACGCGCTGCTGCGCGCCTCGGCCACCAGCGTGACCGTGAACGACGATACCGACGTGCGCTTCGCCCCCGTCACCGATGGGCTGGAGAGCGTGACGATCTACATCGCCGTGGGCCGCAACCTGCAGAAGATGACGGCCGGCATGATCAACACGAAGCTGGCTGGCGACGCCAAGACGATTGCCAAATGGCAGTTCGAGATCACGGGCACCTACCAGGCGGCCACCGATGCCCCTCTGCCTGCCGCTTCCTATGCCGCCTTCCAGGACCCGTTCGGCGTCAACAAGGCGAACACCACGCTGTCGCTGCACGGCACGGCAGTGGCGGCCAGCGCATTCAGTTTCGACTTCGGCAACACGGTCATCAAGCGCGACCTGATCAACGTGGACACGGTCGAGATCACCGGCCGCAAGAGCACCGGCAGCGTGACGTTCGACAACACCCGCGTATCCGACAAGAACTGGGTCGAGCTGGCCCGCCAGTCCACGCGCGGCCCGATCGCGTTCAAGCACGGCCCCGGCGCCACCAACGTGATCGAGCTGATCGCGCCCAACGTGCAGCTTGGCAAGCCCACCTTCGGGGAGTCGGACGGTGTCCAGCAGATCACGGTGCCGCTGCGCTACGTGCCCCTGCTGGGCAACGACGAATGGGAGATCGTGGTGCGCTGACCGGCGCGGCGGCTCCCCAGTCCACCCACCACCCACCACCAACCGCAAGAGGAAAACCATGGCCGTCAAGATTTCCGGTCTCAAGCCCACAGTCACCTGCCCCGCCGAGCTGTTCCTGCCCGACGACAACGGCACGTTCCACGTGCACAAGTTCGACACCATCTTCAAGCGCCTGCCCGAGGGCGAGCGCGACGAGCTGCACAAGCGCTACACGCTGGGCTATGTGGTCGAGGTGCCCGCGCCCAAGGCGGACGCCGCACCCACCCAGGAGCACCGCCGTCTCAGCAATGCCGAGCTACTCGACAAGGTAGTCGCGGGCTGGGGCGGCATGCTCGATGAGAACGGTAACGCGGTGCCCTACAGCCATGAAGAGCGGCGCTCGACCAACCAGGCCTATCCGGGTCTGGAGCAGGCCATGGCCGTGTGCTGGTTCGACCACTTCTTTGTCAACCAGCGCGAGGCGGCGCAAAAAAACTCCGCGGCGCCGTCCGGCACCACTTCGGCCGAGACGGCGCGCGCCGCCACGTAGTCGATGACGACCTGCGGGCCGACGCCGCACTGCTCGGGGTGGACCTTAACCGGCTCATTCCTCCGCAACACCAGCGCGATCGCCCGCAGGACTACGCGCTGTGGCCCGAGCACGCGATGGCCTGGGACGTGTACCTGGGCTGTGGCTCGCAATGGGTCAAGACGCCGATCCCGCTGGGCGGTGGCGTGGTGTGGGAGGGGCTCAACTACCCCGGCGTCGAGGTCGTGATGCGGCGCTATGGGGTGCCGCAGGAGCGGGAGGCCGAGGTGTTCGCCCAGCTCCAGGTGCTGGAGCAGGAGACCGTGAAGCTGCTCAACCAGCAGCGCCGCAAATGAAACAGGCCGGATTGCCCGGCCTGGTTCCTGGAGACGGTGGCGGTCAGCGGCTGGACATCAGGCAGTACAGCAGCCAGGCCGGCACGAGCACCAGGGGCAATACCAGCCACACGCCTGTAGCTGATGCCTTGAAGACCATCAGCAGGAACAGGACGGGAAGCCAGAAGCCGGTCAGGAACTTGAACATACAGGGACTTTAAAACAAATGAGCGCGGTACGCCAGGTAGGCATCAAGATGGTGGTGGACGCCCAGTCGGTGACGACTGAGCTGCCACGCGCCGCGCGCGAGTTCGTGAACCTGGGCGCCAGCGCCGAGCAGGGAGCGGCGCGCGCCACACGCAGCCTGGCGCAGGTCAGCATGTCGGTGCGTGACATCGTGCAGGGCGCGGCCGGCCTGCACATCGTCAGCAACGGCATCGAGGCGATCAGCAACGCGCTCACGGCCCTGCCGCGCAATGCGTTCGACTACTCCAAGAACCTGGAGGTGAGCCAGGTCGGCATGGCCGGCATCCTGGGCAGCATGACGGCCATCAACGGCCAACAGCTCGACTACAACCGGGGCCTGCAGCTCGCCGTCCAGTACATCCAGCAGCTCAACGACGACGCGCTGCGCACTGCCGCCACCAGCCAGGAGCTGGTGCAGGTGTTCCAGGCGCTGCTGGCCCCCGGCCTGGGCGCGCGCATGACGCTGGACGAAATCCGCCAGCTCACCGTGGTCGGCACCAACGCAGTCAAGAGCATGGGCCTGGACGCGAGCCAGGTGGTGCAGGAACTGCGCGACCTGGTCGCGGGCGGCATCCAGCCGGCCAGCTCGACGCTGGCGAATGCGCTGGGGCTCAAGGACTCGGACATAGCGAAAGCCAAGGCGTCTAGCGAGGGGCTGTTCGCATTCCTGATGTCTCGACTGCAGGGCTTCGAGGAGTCGAGCAATGCGTTCGGCGATACCTTCAAAGGCAGGCTTGATCAGATTCGAGAAGGCGCCACGCGTGTGGCGGCCGAAGGTATGGAGCCACTGATCACGGCATCCAAGGCTGCGCTGGGTGAAGTGTCCAGCCTCTTCTCGACCATTGACGCTAACCAGAAGGTCACACTCAACGAAGACTTGGTCGCGGGCATCCGGGAACTGTCTGAGATGGCGGTCACCGGCGTGGGAGCGTTGCGCGAGCTGGGCGTTGGGCTCTACGAACACCGCGAAGCGGTGACGATGCTGGCGTCGGCCTACATGGGCATGAAGCTGGGGAACTTCGTGGCCGACATGGCGCGGGCCACGGTCGCGAAGGTCGAGGCGGCGCAGGCGTCGCGCCTGGCGGCCGTGCAGTCGGCGGCCGAGTCGGCCGGCAACGTGGAGGTCGCTCTCACAAGCAAGCAGAAGCTGGCGGCCTACCTGTCCGAGCTGTCGGCCAAGGCCGCGCAGGCTCAGGCCGACGTGGCGGCGCAGGCCACGCAGATCGCCACCCTCAACACCACGCGCGAGGCCATTGTTGTGGCGCGTGCCGAGGTCGTGGCCAAGATGGACGCGGTGCGTGCCACCATGGCCCAGGCCGAGGCGCAGATCGCCGCCGCCCGCGCCGCTGGCGCACAGAGCATTGCGCTGGCCGCCGTGCGCGAGGGCACCCAGGCGCTGACCGCCGCGCAGGCCCGCCATGCCGTGCTGATGACCGAGCTGGCAACGCTGGGCAAGCAGCAGGCCGGCGTGCAGGCTGCCATTGCAGCGGCCACCACGGCCCAGACGGCAGCGCAGAACGCCGCCTCGGCCTCGGCCGCGCAACTGGCGGCGGCGCAGGGCGCGGCCTCGGTGGCCGGGCGTGCGCTCAGCGGGGTGGCTGGCTTCCTGGGCGGCCCTATCGGCATCGTCACCACGGCCGTGACGCTGGGCGCGACCGCCTGGGCACTGTGGGGCAACAAGGGCTCCGATGCCGAGCGCCAGGTGCAGGGCGCCGTGGCGCGCACCACGCCCGAGATCATCGCGGACCTGGACAAGCAGATCGCCAAGCTGCAGCAGCGCAACGCGCTGGCCGCTGCAGGCATGGGCGACCTGGCGAAGCAAAGCGGCGAGGCGACCGACCGTCTGGCAGAGCTGCAGGCGCAGATCGACAACCTGCAGGCCGGCAAGGGACCGACCGGGGGCCAGGGCCTGCCAGAGGAAGCGCGCCGCGAGCTGCTGCAGAAGCTGCTCGTGCAGTACGGCACACTGGCCGGCAAGATCAGGAGCGCCGAGGAAGCGCAGACCAGCCTGACCACCGGCGCCGGCAAGCTCGGCCTCACGGTGCAAGGCGCAGAGCAAGCATGGCGCAAGGCCAACGACGGCGTAAAGACCGCCATCGCCATCCAGCAGGAGTACTCGGACAAGCTGTCGGCCTCGCGCAGCGCGTGGGAGCAGTACCGCACCGCCCTGGAGCAGCGAGGCACCGATCCGGAGAAAATCCGCCAGGCCCAGGCCGAGCAGGACCAGGTCGAGCGCCAGCTCGCGGCCGAGCGCGACAAGAAGATCAAGGACCTGGGCGCCAGCGCGGCCACCGCCCGCGCGCAGGGTATCGATGCCGAGATCGCCGCGACGAAGCAAGGCTACAAGCTGCTCGCGGCGCAGACCGCAGACAGCCTGGCCGAGGTGGACGCGCTGCGCAAGCGCGGCGCCATCGATGAGTCCGAGGCGCTGGAGCGGCGCACGGCCCTGCAGCTCGCCGACATCGACGCGCAGCGCGCGGCGCTGCAGGCCGAGCTGGCCCTGCTGCAGGGGCGCAAGGATTCGGCCAAGGAGCAGGCCAACATCCAGGGCGAGCTGGCCGAGCTGGCGCAACGGCGCGCCAACACCGAGGTCCAGGCCGCGCGCCAGCAGCAGGAGCTGGACGCCCAGGCGGCCGAGGCGCTGGAGCAGCGCATCGAAGGCTATGAGCGCTCCGCGCGCGAGGCTCAGGAAAACCTGCGCGTTGCCAGGCTGGACACGCTGGAGATCGGCAAGACCGGCGCGGCCCTGGGCGCGCTGCGCCAGGCGCGCGTAGAGGACGCCGCCGCCGAGCTGGAGCGCCAGGCCGTCACGATGGCCGGCATCGACCTGACGGGCCGTGCGTCCAAGGCCCTGCGCGAACAGGCCCAGGCGATACGCGATCTTGCGAAGGTGCAGGGCTACAACGAATCGGCCCGCATGGTGCACGACTATGCAAAGGCCATCGATGAGGCCAACGCGGCCACCCAGTTCGAGCTGAGCCTGACCACACTGTCGCAGCGCGAGCGCGAGATCGCGCTGGAGCAGTACCGCATCGCCATCGACCTCAAGAAGCGGCTGGAGGAGATCGACGCCAAGAACCCTGCAGACCGGGCCGGCGCGGAAAAGCTCAAGGCCGAAGCGAGCGAAGCCGCCGCGCGCGCCCAGGCGGCCGTGGTGGGGCGCGTCTATGCGCGCGAGACCACGCGCACGGTGGACCAGATCAACGACACCTTCCGCCAGGGCTTCGCCGACATGCTCAATCGGGGCGAGGATGCGTGGGACGCCTTCAACAAGAGCATGGCGACGACGTTTAAAACGACCGTCGCGAACGAGCTGTACAAGGCGTTCGCCGAGCCATTCGTCGTGAACATCGTCGGCAACATGATGGGGCTGATCGGTGGGAGCGGCTTGCAGGCACTGCTGGGCGGAAATGGCGGCGGCGCCGGAAACCTGCTCGGCATGGCAAGCAACGCGAGCAGTCTCTATGCCCTGGCGACCGGCAACAGCGTGCTGGGCAATGCCCTCACGGCAGCGGGCGGCTGGCTTGGCCTTGGCGGCGCGAGTTCCATGTATGCGCTCGGCTCGGGCGCAACGGGTCTGGGCCTTACGGCGGGTGGCGGACTTGGACTGACCGCAGGCGGTGGCCTCGGCCTTACGGCGGGTGGCGTGGGCGCAGGGGCCGGAGCGGGTGCCGCAGCCGGGGGCGGCCTGACGGGCGCGTTGGGCGCCATCCCCGGCTGGGGCTGGGCCTTGGCCGGCATCGCACTGCTGGGCGGCCTCGGCGGGGTGTTCAAGGGCTCCACTCCGCACATCGGGGGCGCGGCCAGCTACAGCGAAGCGGGCGGCACAACCACGGGCCTGGGCGTGCTCGACCAGGGCCTGACGTTCGGCGTCAACTCGCGCTATTACGACCAGAGCGTCGAGCAGCAAAGTGCCTCCATCGCACAAACGCTCGTAGGCCTGCTGGACGCCACGGCGACCTCCTTCGGGCAGCAGGCCGGGTACTACGCAGCGACGGCCTTCGCCGACGACTCGTCCAAGGACGGTGCCTGGGGCTCGCTCATGATCCGGCTGGGCGACAAGTCCATTCTGAACTGGGCCGACACCCAGACCAGCCGCTGGGCGCCGAGGGAATTTGCAGATGGGGAAGAAGGCCAGCGGCAGTACTTCGCCGCCATCGCCGCCAGCGCCCGTGATGCCCTCAAGACGGCCATCGGAGATGCAGAGTGGGCGCGCGAGATGCTCGACGCGCTGGGCGACTCCCCCACGTTGGAAGCCCTCGGCCCCGTGGTGCAGCAGATCGGGCAAGTCCAAGCCCTGTTCGCCAACCTGGGCAACAGCATCCAGGGTTTCGCGGGCTATGCCAATGACGCCATCACCGCGCTGCTCAGGGCCACAGGCGGCGCCGAGAACCTCGCCGCGCTCACCAGCAGCTACTACCAGAACTACTACACCGAGGGTGAGCGCAGCGCGGCGCTGACCCGTGACCTCACTACCCAATTCGCGGCGCTCGGGTACGAGCTGCCCCGGTCCCGCGACGAGCTGCGCGCGCTGATGGACGCCAACATTGCCCTGGGCGCCGCAGGCGCGCCCACGGTGGCCGCGCTGCTCAACCTGCAGGGCTCGCTGGCCCAGATCACCCGGTCTGCCGAGGATGCCGCCAAGGCCCAGGAGGAGGCTGCAGAGCGCCAGGCCAAGGCCGAGGCCGATGCGCGCAAAGCCGCGACCGATGCCGCCTGGTCTGCCCTGCAAAAGAGCGTCCAGGCCGCGCGCGACGCCGCGCAGTCCGAGGTCGCGCTGCGCGAGGAACGCCTCGCCACGGCCCGTGCCGTCGTGGACATCGCTCGCGATCAGGCACGCGAGCTGCGCGGCCAGGTTGCGAGCGCTGCCGCGATGTCGGCCGCGCAGGCCAATGCATGGATCGACAACGCGCTCACCGCCGCACGCGGCGGCCAGCTCCCCGATGCCGAGGGCCTGCGCCAGGCCGTCGCAGATGCACGCGCGGGCATGGGCACCAGCGCCTACGCCAACCGGCTGGATTACGAGGCCGCGCAGCTCATCCTCGCCAACAAGCTCGACGCCATCGGTGACAACGGCGAAGCCCAGGCGGACGTGTCCGAGCTGCTGCTGGAGCAGGCCCGGATCGAGGTGGACCGCCTGGACACGATTTCGCGGCTGGGCCGCGAAGCGCTGGATGCGGCCCGAGGCAATACGGTGGCCGTGCGCGACGTTGAAAGCGCCGTGCGCGAGTTCTATGAGCGGATGTTTGAAGAGACGGGGAAGGACGCCAGCGGTGGGAGCGGCGGGAGCGGCGGCAGCGGTGGAGGCGGCGGTGGCGGCTTCGTCTCAGGGCCTGGCGGTGGCTCGGAGGGCGGGAACTATGACCGGGATGCCGACATCCGCTGGCGCATCGACCAGCAACTCAAGTATGCGCAAGAGCGTGGCCTGGGCCATGACGACGCCAGCACGCTTCAGCACATCAACGCCGCACTGTACGGCTCGGGCATCAGCAACGCGGACATCGCGCGCGTCTACGAGATGCCCGAGGACTACATCGACAGCCTTTTCGAGGGCATCGGCATCAAGCGCTTCGCGAGCGGCGGCGCATTCAGCAACGGCGTGGTCACGCGCCCGACCTTCTTCGACATCGGCCAGATGGGCGAGGCGGGGGAGGAAGCCATCCTTCCCCTGGCGAACATCGGCGGGCGTCTGGGCGTGCATGCGCTCGGCGGCAAGGGCGAGGCGCAAACCGTGGCCGCGCTGCGCCAGCTCGCCCAGCAGCAGTACGACCTGCTGCGCGCCGTGATCGTGCGGCTCGACAGCATCGAGACCCTCGCGCGCAAGCAGGACGCCATCGGCGTGCTGCAAAGGGAGACAGCATGAGCCCGCTCGACGGATACGCCCTGGGCATGGGGTTCCTGCCACCCATGGCGATCACCCCTGACAACATGACCACCAACGTGCCTGCGAGCACGTTGGCGCCCTGGTCGGCCACGGTGCAGTACGCCCTGAACGAGGAAGTGATTGACGCGCAGCGCGTGATCTGGCGCTCCATGATGGCGAACAACCTGGGCAATGATCCCGCGACAACTGCAGGCAAGTGGCAATCGCGCGGGGTCGAGAACCGTCTGCGCATGTTCGACACGTCGCTCGGCTCCGTCACGGAGCACGACGACATGATCGAGATCGTCGTCGCGCCCGGCCGCGTGGTCACCGACGTGATGCTGATGGGGGTGCAAGCCTACGACGTGCAGCTCGTGGTCACCGATCCCGTCCACGGCGTGCTCAAGGACACCGGCTCCCTGCTGATGCTCAAGCCCTCGGGCGGCTCGCACTGGGGCTACTTCTTCCATCCCATCGAGCGCGAAACGAAGCTGCACATCTCCGGCCTGCCGGCCTACACCCAGGCCACCGTCACGATCCGCATCCGCAACCCGGGCGCCAAGGCGCGCTGCGGCGAATGCGTCATCGGGCGCTCTGTCTGGCTGGGCGACACCTACTGGCGGCCGTCCATCGGCTTCGACGACTGGGGCCAGAAGGGGCGCGATGACTGGGGCGGCTGGAAAGTCAACCCGGGCGCGTATTCGGACCGCATGGAGCTGCAGGTCCTGGTGCGCGGCACCCAGTACGAGCGCACGCGCGAGCTGATCCTGCCCTACCGCTCCAGGCCGGTCGTTTGGTTCGGCGCGCGCGGCGTCAATGCGCTCACCAGCTATGGCTATGTCATGAGCTTCAAGCAAGTTCTCGTGGCACGTGGGTTTTCTGACTGCAACTTGGCAATCGAAGGACTGGAGGTTCCTGCCACATGATTTTTACCCCGCCCCCCGGCGCACCTACGGAGTCGGCGCCCATCCCCAATCGGCTGACCGACGATCAGCCCGCCTTCGACGTCAAGACCAACGCCTACCTGAACTGGACTGCGGCCTTCCGCACCTGGCTCGCCGGCTTCGTGGCCTGGCTCACCACCTTCCTGGCGGAGCTGGGCCAAGCGCTGCAGGGCATCGAGGGCAACAAGAATGCGGCCCAGTCTGCCGCGGCTGCGGCAGAGACCAGCGCGCAAAACGCGGCCGTGATCGCAGGCGCCGTGCGCTGGGCACCGGGCGACTACATCCAGGGTGCGGCCGTGTGGTCGCCGCTGTCGCTGCTCACCTACCGCCGCGTGCCTGTGGGCGTGACGGCCAGCGCTGCCGATCCGTCTCTTGATCCTGTGGGCTGGCGCCTGACCGGCTCGCCGTACTCGATGCCCCAGCAGGAGCTGACAACGCCCGGCCCCCACCAGCTCGTGGTAGGCATGCACTACCTCCTGAGGCACCCACAGTGCGAGTGCCTTATGCCCGTCAACGCGGCGCCGCAGGAGCAACTGCGCACTACGAATGAGAGCGGCAGCTCCGGCCTGGTGCTGCGCCGCAACGGCGGCCTGTTCGCAGGCATTGACGATGACGTGGTGATCGACGCAC